GTAGCTTCTGGTGGTACAGGACTTGCAACGCTTACAGCTAATAACGTATTAATTGGTAACGGCACGGGTAATGTGACTTTTGTAGCTCCTGGTTCTACTGGTAACGTATTAACTTCAAATGGTTCAACTTGGACTTCTGCCGCTGCTTCTGGATTTCCTTCTGGCACAGTGATGTTGTTTGCGCAGACTACTGCGCCGACTGGATGGACTAAAAATACAACTACTGGCGATAATTCAGCGTTGCGTGTTGTAACAGGCTCAGCAAGCACAGGTGGTTCTGTAGCATTTACTACAGCATTTGCAAGTCAAACCCCAAGCGGTTCGGTAAGTATTACGGCGGTTAGTGGTAGCGCTGGGGCTACAACTCTTGGTATACCTGAGATTCCTAGCCATGGTCATACTTGGCCTGGTTCAACTGCAGCGCCTGGCCCCTTTCCTTTTGTCCCTGTAGGATTTAATGACGGTAATCCTGGTTCTGTATTTAATTATCCAGTTAGTAATACTGGTGGTGGCGGTTCACATACTCACCCATTTAGTTTTTCAAGTGGTTCTGGAACATTTAGCGGTAATGCAATTAATCTTGCTGTTCAATATATTGACGTCATCCGTGCAACTAAGGATTAATTATGACTGTATTAAAAAACGGTACATTTTGCCCGCTTATTAAGAAAGACTGTGTAGGTCTTACCTGTGCATGGTATACCCGTGTGCAAGGCTATGATATGAATAGCGGTAATCAAGTAGACAACTACGAGTGTGCAATATCGTGGCTGCCAATGTTGCTTATTGAAAACTCTGGGCAGCAAAGACAGACTGGTGCCGCCGTTGAATCATTTAGAAACGAAATGGTTAAAGCTAACGAAGTAAATACCCAACTAATTTTAGCGGCTTCTGAACCGCAACAACCCAAATTAATTAGGAGTAAAAAATGAAATTAACAATTGTCCCTGTTGACGGATCGGTCGGCGAAAATGGCGTTTTTTATAATAGCCTTGATTTAAGTTCATGTAATATTCCTTCAGATGTACATTCGCTTCAATGGCAAGATACTGCTGGTTGGATTGAATACAATTCTTCTTTAGTAGAAAATCAACCTATTACTGAGCTACCAGCATGGGCAAATTGCTGTATGACTAAATGGACTGAAGCTAATACCCCAGTGCCACCAGCACCCCCCACTGCAGAACAAAACAAAACAATTGCTACTAGTAAATTATCAGCTACTGATTGGACCACTATTCCAGATGTTGCTGACCCAACAAAAAGTAATCCATATTTAAACAATGTTCAAGATTTTATTGTGTACCGTAATGCGGTGCGTCAGTATGCTGTTTATCCTGTAGCTGGTGATATTAATTGGCCTGCAGTCCCCCAAGAAGTTTGGGTAAAAGTATAGTGAACGCTCAGCTTGAGCAAAACAATTTTTTGTTTGTTCCTAACTTTATTAGTGTGGAACATGCTCAAACTTTGCAAAAACAGTTTTATGAATTAGAACTTAGTGGGCAGTATGGTAAAGATGCTCAAGTCCCTAATTCGCCAGCAATATATAACTTTAAACCTTTCCTTGAGTTGCTTTGTCAAAAAACAAACGAAGTAACAAATTTAATTGAAGAGCAAGTGCTGCCAACATATACTTTCGCTCGTATATATAAAAATGGGGCAGTGCTTAATAGACATCGAGATAGACCAGCTTGTGAAATTAGTTTAACTTTACATCTTGGTGGTGATATTGCTTGGGATATAGGTATTCAAAAACCTTCAGGTGAAGAAGTAAATTTAAATTTAAACATTGGCGATGCTATACTTTATTTAGGATGCACGGCAGACCATTGGAGAAGCACACCGTTTACTGGGCAAAACTATAGCCAAGTATTTTTACACTATGTTCGCAGTAATGGTCCTAATGCTTGGACTTATTTTGATAAAAAACAATGAAAAATATTAACGACTACATTATTGTTGTACCAGGCGTAATTCCAAGTGAATTATGTGACGTTGTGCTTGCTGAATATAAAAACTGTAATGACTGGATTGCAGCTGTTACCGCTACTGGTAAATCCGATGCAGAAAGACAATGCTTGACAATTGGTATTTCTTTTAGCAGCATTATAGAAAAAAATAAAGAAGTAAGACAAAAAATAGATCAAGAACTATTTACTTGCGCTGCAAAAGCTATAAAAGAATATAACAAACAATTTACACATTGCACTATTAAAGAAGACTCTGGATACGATCTGTTAAAGTACGAAGTGGGACAATTTTATACGCAGCACACAGACTCGTTTAAAGATAGACCCCGTGCCGTATCTTGTTCATTTGTATTAAATGACGATTACGAAGGTGGAGAATTTGCATTTTTTGATCGTAAATTAGTGTACAAACTTAAAAAAGGGGATGCTTTAATGTTTCCTTCTAATTTTATGTACCCCCATGAAGTAATGCCCGTAACAAACGGTACACGATATTCTATTGTGACTTGGTTTGTATGACAGAAAATAAAACTACTTTTTTAGATGTTGCAAGACTAATAGCAGATAAAAATATAGTAGCTTTATTTCAAGGAAGGTCTGAAGCAGGTTATAGAGCTTTAGGGAACAGATCTATATTGTATGATCCAAGAGACCCTAAAGGTAAAGATACTGTTAACTTGGTAAAACAAAGAGAGTCTTTTAGACCCTTTGCTGCAAGTGTAATGTTAGAACATGTGCATGATTGGTTTGATATGCAAAGGTTGGAAGAATCACCATTTATGATGTTTGCTGTAGATGTATTTCAAAATAAACAAAAGCTAATTCCTTGTGTTACTCATGTTGATGGTACTTGTAGAATTCAAACTGTTTCACAAAAGCAAAATTTAAATTTTTACAATTTAATAAATGAATTTTATAATTTAACAGGCGTACCTATGTTATTTAATACTTCTTTTAATCTTGCTGGTGAGGTCATAGTTGAAACAGAAAATGAAGCCATAGACGTTTTAAAAAGATCTAAAATAGAATATTTATACATGCCCGAAAAACAAAAAATAATTATAAGTAAAAATTAATATGAATATATTGGGCATTAATATAAGCCATGATACTTCTGTATGTTTACTTAAAGACGGTAATATTGTTTTTTACGCAGAAGAAGAAAGATTTAAAAAAATTAAACATTTTGAGGCAGACGATAAATGTACACTAGAAGCAATTTTAAAATTAAATAAATACGTAAACCATATAGATTACGTAATATTTACTACGTTTAAAAGATTTAATGAATCTACAGATATTAAAATCTCTCAAAAAATTATAAACGACATACTAAGTTTAAATATAACACTAGATAAAGTTCAATTATGTTTAGAAGACCATCATTTACACCATGCATGTAATGGGTTTTACAATTCAGGATTTGAAGATTCTGGTGTTTTAGTTATTGACGGGTCTGGTAGTTACATACATAAACCATATAGAGAAATTGAATCTAGTTATACTTTTTCTTCTAATAAAATAAATACAAACTATAAACATTATTCTTCATTGAATATTAATTATTGTGAGCCTAGAAAAATAGAAATTAAAATAGACGAGTCAACAGAGCATCTACAAATAGTTTCAAATCTTTTTGGCTCGGGGCATATTTTTAACCAATATGCTAGTTTATTTAATTTTGTGTACAAAAAAACTTTATTTGCGGAGCCTGGTAAATTAATGGGCTTGTCTTCTTACGGAAATTTAAATGAAGAAATTACTTGGGTTGAAGAATATAAAAATTATCCAATATTTAATTTAGCTTGCATACCTAACCCAAAAGAAAATAAATTTAATTTTCAAGAAATGGCAGATGTTGCAAAAAAAGTACAAGAAGAAACTAAAAAACATACAATTAAATTAATACAAAAAACAATAGATATGTCTAAAAGCAACAACGTTGTATTGTCTGGCGGATATTTTTTAAACTGTGTAAATAATTATGAATATGTAAAAGCGTTTCCAGATATAAATTTTTATATTGACCCTATTTGTTACGATGGCGGTACAGCAATTGGGGCTTGTTTTTATGTTTGGCATCATATTCTAGGGAACCCAAACAAAATGCAAAAACTAGACAGTTTATATTTAGGATTTTAATAATGATTTTAATTGCAGATAATGTAATACCTTCTACTATGGCTAATTACATTCAAAATTTTGCGATTAACCAAATGAATAATTCTTTTGAGGTATGGGGTAAAACAAAAATTATAGACACTAAATTTTTTTTGGAAGACACAGTAATAAATGAGACGCTTCAAGAGATTACTAAAACAGCTGTTAAATATTACGGTAACGTAGTTATTGATTGGGCGCAAATTGTAGAGTGGCCCGTTGGTGCAAGTCAAGCATTTCATTTAGATAATGCGTCTGATAAAACTATTTTAAGTTCAATTACTTATTTAAATAGTGATTTTAGGGGTGGAGAAACAATGTTTGCAGACGGTACAAAAGTAGCCCCAGTAATTGGAAGGACTGTATTTTTTGACGGCGCCAAACATCAGCATGGGGTGTATACCGTTAATGGAGCGTCTCGGTATACTATTCCCATTTGGTATAAGGCTATATAATTTAGTATTTATATAAGGACTAACATGAGACAGACCATTCCCGCCCGCACACTAAAAGGTGGACTAATTGAGCCACACCATGAAGTAGAAGTGGTCTGTGCCGCCTGTGGTTATGACTTAAATGCGTCTGAGTTAGAGGCGGATACTTGTGCCGATTGCGGTGCGCCTTTGAACCTTAGACAGCATATCTCGATTCACGCTACATCTGTTCCAGCCGCTGGCGGAGAGGTATTTTAAATTGAATCATGGCAGACGAACTGGGGTTATCGGCTGGTGCTAAAGGCATCAGCG